GATGATTGAGGCTGTCGTCGTATTCTTTTTTAGAGAGCTTGTCGCGGATTGAATCTAAGTAAATCAAATCACCCTGATAATCATCGGGGCTCTGCGGTACAGGTCTTCCCGATAAAGATTGCGGTCTTTTTACAACAGTACCTAAGCGAGACTCAGCCATAACGACGTACATAGCCTCATCTGGATTCATTCCACTTTGTACTCTTGTTAGATATTCTAGGGCAATTCTTGGTCTCAATTCTTTGGCTGCAATAAAACCGGGGTCTTGCAGGTCATTCCCAAACTTGCGTAGCATTACGTCTAGTTCAGGTTCTGACACCTGATAGACGCCGTTAAGGTAGTCTAGGTTGCGCTTGATATGTTTATCCAACTTAGGGTCAGACAGCTTGCGAGCTTCTCTCTCTTGAATCCGAGCTAGCCACATTGATCCATGTTCATCGGTCATGTTACCTGTCTCCACCATAAGCTTGACTCTCTTCTGCATATCAAGAAAGTCTTTAGGTGTGTCTAGGCTGTAGAGCGATGAAGCAATATTTAAATCCACTCTCGTAGGACTTACGGACAATATCTCTCTGCGTACCTGATCCAAACTCTTTCATGTGTTTATCGGTAGAGCGTAGTCTGTCGCTAAGCCTATCTCAGTCCTGTTGTTCTAAAGCTCTAAGCTGCGAGTAATCTCCGTCCTGCTTAGCTTTAATCTTTGCACTTAAGAATTGCTTGATAGTTTGTCAGTTGAAGTTTTTCTTTCTGATACTCAGCCTCTCTCCGAGAGCGCTCAGTGGCAGTGAAGTTACGTTCGTCAGCCTGATAGCGGCGATCTTCAATTTTCTTNGTNTANNTTTCAACTTCTTCTGGTGTNAGTGACTTNGTGATNTCTGANCGNACAACNAGTGCCTCAGCATTGTTGAACTCTTCGCGGTCAATGAACCCATCAACGGCAGTGAGTGCTGTACGTTTTGTTAGGTCTCTTAGGGCTTGCTCTGTCCGAGAATCCCCCGGAGGTATGCCCAACTTATCGTGGATTTCTACGAGGTCTCGTTGCATTTCGCTTAAGGTCTCTGGGTAGTTATAGGGCTGATCGCGTACTGTCTGTAGGCGGGTACTCATGATCTCATCTGTTTTGTTTTTAACAAATAACGTTTCAATCTCTAAACCTCTAGTCTGAATCTCGCTATCAAAGCTGGTGCTCATGCTCTTAAGTTTAGCGCCTACGGCATTTCGTGTTTTAGGTGAGTAGCTCGATCCATATGTCTGGGTGAGATACTGGTCAGCGTCTTTATCAATGCGCTCAATCTCGGCACGCATCTGATCGACGTAAGTTTCCCGATTAGTCTGGAGTGCTTCAAAGTTTTTCTTGGCGTCGTTGTAGCGTCTTGATTTATAAAGCTCAGCATCAGCTACAATGTTGGTGTCAGTGACTTCTTTATTGGCTCTATCAAGGCGAGCGAGTGTAGTCCCGAAGCCGAATAGGGCTTTCCCTAAAGCAGCTGCGCCTTCCCCGCTTGAACGTGCTAGTGATGGATTGACAGCGTTACCTAATCCACCCATCTGTCTGCGAACGCTTGTATTAAGTGCTGGTACTCTAGGCATATTAAGCTNCTACTTTTAGGCATTGTCGTGCCTGAACTATACGCAAGCATACTAGAGGCTGCACCTAATCCGATAGTGGCTGCTTGGGTTAAATTGTATGAAGCACTGCCGAGCTGCTTAGCTCGATCTTTAACCTGCGTCATATTAAAGTTCATTTGCATTCGTTGCATCTTGGCGTTATCCCTAATAGCAGCTATTTCATCCTGAGCTTCAGCATAAGTTGAATTGAGTACGTCAAGCACTGATCCACTAGCTTCAAGACCTAAGCCTCCAGCCATAGCTTGCTGTTGACCCATAACCGCATTGGCTTCATTTCTAAAAAGTCTTTCTTCGCGCTCTTGTTGGCGGAACAAGAACTGCTCTTGCTCCTGCATCCACTCGTAGTTACGCCAATGAGCGGCTGCTTCGTCGCTATTAGCTTTAAGCTGTCCGAATATTGATAGCGCAGCTCCTGCGCCCATAACTGCCATGGGTAGCATTATAACCTCTCGTTGATGCCTCTCAGGACTAACCCAAGAATGCACGCATTATAGGGACTACTTGATTCTACTACAACACGGGTGTCGTTACTAGATGAGCCTGCAATATTCACTGGAACCAGTCCAGTAAACGGTGTCAGGGAGTCTCGCTCAAGAGGGTAAACTATCTTTTCGTTGTCGTTGTTAGTCCCGTACTCTAGCTCGTAGGTGCGGTAAAGTTCTAGGTCAGCGTTAGAAATCCTGAAAAAATCTCCCCGTGAAGTGTAGATATAGTTTGGCCCTACTTCAAGCGGCATAGTTTCAATCTTGGCTGTGAAAGGAAAGCCTACAATATACTCCGATGCGCCGGGGACTCGGTCATCGGCAGGTACGGTTATTTTACCAGTGCCGTCCGAAGTATAACTATGGTACGAACCGTCTACCATAAGGACAGTGTATTTTGTATTCGCCAACAGTCCGGGAATTTCCCAGATTGGTGGGTTGAGAGAGGTAGATATGTACAGCCAGTTATCTAGGAAATTAATTCTAGTGTTGGCTACGAAGTTAGTTGGACTAGGTAGCGCGTAAAACTCCCCTCGCATGCGCCCGACGTACCCTGTGTCAAATGTCTCTCCTGCAAGTCTATAAAACGCCAATAGTGAGTAGTCTTCGCTTCGGGTAATTAAACTTCCAGTGAGAATGGGGTCTATGGCAATAATATCAAAAACGCTTATTAGGCTGCTCATTCGACAGAAGGTAAAACCAATGCTGTCGTCAATATCGGAAAAATGTGCCGCATATAAACGAAAGCTTGGTGTTGAATCTTTTGTGAGAAGATATAAAATATTCCTATCTTTGACGTAAGCCGTGCGTACGATAAAGTTGTCTCGATAAGTTGTCGCTTCTTGCATCATATCTTCCGATAGGCGGGATATATTGCGGGAAATAAATGAGCCATTCTCGGAAGAAAATCTAAGCTCAATTAACTGCCGTTTGGTTCTATCAATGAAGATAATATTATCCTTAACGTAGGAAACTTGCTGAGCAACAGCTCCAAAATAACTAACTACAGATACTTGCGGCTGGTTAATTGCCGAAATAGCGCTATCTCCGCCAGACAACTGAACCTCTCGGGACTCAGTTCCAACGAATAAATTTCGAGAAGTGCCTACCCAAGCGATCTTATCACCGATCCCTAGGGAAAGTTCAAAGTTAAAGGGGTCTGAATCAACAGGCCTAACTCTACCTGTATAGGCAAACTTAGCAGTGGTTTCGTTATCAAAGGCAATGTAGTTATTTAACCTTGACGGAAGAAATGTTTCACTTGCCCAGATTTTATTCGGGCTATTGACATTGTTAGCATAAAGGATTCTACCTTCAAACGAGGAAACAACCTTGGGATAACCTTTATCTACTGTCCAAGCCTCTTCGTACCAATAGTCAGTGGCAACGCTCGTATATCCTGCGGTCGTAAAAACTTCTTCGATCTGAGCGACGGTGCCTGAAGTAATGGCTAAAACTTTACAAACAAGAACTCTTGGTGTGGCGTTCTTATCGTCTAGGATGAAATATTCGCCAATACGATTGGCTGTGAAAAACCCAGCCGAGCCTGAGCCAGCGGCGGTTAAGGTCTTTGGTGATCCACCGAGTGCAGGTTGTAGTGTAATCGCCGATACGTTGGCTACCTCCATGGGGCGGTGAATGATTTCAGGTACCCGCCAAGGATTATTAACAGGTGTGTCTGTACCTACTGCTCGCGTATCTACGAAATTAGCGTCGATAAAAGTAGGGCTTGTGTCATAGAAAAAATCAGAAAAAACCACTGGGCGCATAGTCCCAGATGCATGACAAATTATTAAGTATGACCCTCTTTGAGTGTATGTAAACCCATAAGGATCAAGTCGAGCTGCGGCTACTAAAGCATCTCTAACCGAAGCTGATTCGACTGGATAGGCGGTACCATATCCAAGGAAGCTTACGGTAGGATTAATGGCTCTGTAGTGTATTTGGATATAGCCATAAAAGTTTGGGATAGTGAAAGGTATGTGTACACCTTGCCCATCTTCAACACCAGCTGTGCCAAATTGTTCAATCCCCGGACGCTTGGTTATGCCACCCGTGGAAAATATTTCAAAGTTTTCAAGAGTCTTAGCGCCTTGCCTGTACTCGGCAACGTCACCTCGGTTACGAAGTTTTTCACTAAGCTGCCCTGCTCGGAATGTATTTTGATTGTGAAAAAATCTAGCCATTATCTTCTAGCCCAGAGAAGTTCATCACTGCTTGCTTCTTGAGGCATGCCCCTAGATTGAGCATTGGTTGTGCGCGCATCGCCGAGAAGGCGCTCCATCTCAACGCCAAGTCTGGCTTTAACTGCGTCGCTTTGAACCAAGGCAAAGCATAATTCGTCAGCAAGTGTGACGGCAAATAGGTCTTCAAATAAAGAGTCGAACTGAGATTCTGGGGCGTCGTAGATATAAACTAACTTAAGTTTTTCCCCGCCGTTATAGAGAATTTTACCATTCTCTTCAAGGTGCTCGTACCCTGTGTTCTCAATTTCAAGAAGACGAATCCAGTCTGATGGTAACAGGAATTCGTGAGAGAACCCAAAGACTGGGGTGGTGAGTTCAGCAGTTAATTCAACACGCTTCTTGGCAAAGTTCCAAGTGTGCTGACGTAAAAGCTTACGCTTAATGCGCTCGTAATTAGCGTCGAGTAGCTTGGCTCGCTTATTGTTATCGTTTAATGCTGTAATAGGTTCTTGACCTAGCTTAGTTAAAGCTGCATTACAAATGCTTAAATCTGTAGCCACGGAACCTCCAAAGAAGAGGAGGGCTTGCGCCCTCCGATCTTTAGTCTACTACGAAAACGATCTGAACGACAATACTTAGGCCAGTCAAAGCTGTTGAAGCAGCTGTTGGCTTAAGCATGATGTCCACTGGCGAAGCAAATTTCTTACCCCAACCCGGAGCAATTGCGCCAAGTTTTGCATCCACTGCGGCAGTGTTGCAGTCTAGGGCTGCGAAGAATCCGTCAGCATCAGCTACCTCAACTCCATCAACACTTGCTCTCCAGCCGATGTTACACGCGCCAGTTGTACCCCAATCTGGAGACTTAACACGCATATCCATTACGCGAGCACCTTGTGGCAATCTGTAAAGGAAAACATCGTCAGCGGTTGCAAGTTCAGCAGCTGCTGTGAAAGTTACCAACGCTTGACGAAGTCGCCCGTTAGTAAGTCCAGCCTCTACCAATTCAGAAGGGCGTTGGATAAACGCCTTGCTGTATTCATTTGTATATTTATCAGCCATAAAATCTCCTTATAAAACCAATTAATTAAGCTTCGTTGCAGATTAGTTCAACAACTCTTTCTTCCTCAAGGCGCGTAGCTCCCATAACCATACGGAAGTATACAGACCATGAGTAGTTCTTTGTAGACTCTTCTTGGATTCTTGAGAACGAGTCCTCTCCAATCGCTAAAAGAATCGCAGAACCTTGGTAAGCAAAACAGCGTCTAGAAGTAGCAGCTGTTACCGTACCAGTACCAGCACCTACTGTACCGTTTGTTACAGTATAAGTAGCGTTAGCAGCTAGTCTTGGTAGGCGTTGTGAGCGGATGAATTCAAACCCCATGAATGAGTTGATCTCTCCACGAACAAGCGCTTTAACAGAAGCGTAATCTGAGCTAGTAAGCTTCTCTTCGTTCAAGAGGTCTTCGAGCTGGCGACCAGTAACTACCAAGTAAATTGGCTCGTCATCTGATTCGTTTTCCCAGAACTTACCACGCAAACGGATAAGAGTTTCGATGTTCATCTCTACACCAGTAGTAGTTGTACCATCAAAACAAGCAAGTTTTTGCGAGTTTGGAAGTGGGATTGCTGTGTTACCTTCTTTGTCACCATAAGCTGAACCAAGGGCAGCAGCGATGATGATGTCGTCAATCTTACGACCAGCAGCCATAGCGTTAGTTTTTGCGTATTCTGATGTTGGCTGATGAATTACCTTCAACTTATCAGTGCTGTCGCAAAGAACTGAACGGGCAAATGGACGCATATCTACAGCTCTACGGCTATAGTCTGGATCAACGTATTGTGTATCTGAACTACGACCTACGATTTCTTGTAGCTCGCCTTCACCCAAACGATCGTAGTAAGCTCTTTCAGCTTTCTGTGATTCGATTCGGATACCTTTTCCTCTAAGTCTTGAGCCTTTTTGTTGTGCTAGGTGGACGACGTTGCTTGTGTACGACTTCACCATAGCTTCAGTGATAATAGCCATTGTATACTCCTATAAAGAATAAAAATTTTTGTTACGATTGGTTTTCGACAAAACTACCCGTACACGGATTTCGTCTGTTTCCAGTCTTTCAAGAGGATCGTTACCGACTACCCTAACTGAAGCTTAGTACCATTAGAATACATAATGCGATCTGTGTCAATAGGTAAAGTGAGGGAGTTTTTTACGCTCCCCCACCACACACGGAGGTTCCCTAGGCTTGAGGAGAGCCCGAGATCAAAATTTCTTGTAGCTTTAACATACGGTCTACGGCGGATTTGTGGTTCGGGTGATCTGAATTCCAGTACGGGTGAGCCATGTCGCCCATAATTCTACCATGCTCTTGCTGAGCTTCGTCTTTTGTGGTGCCTAGGTGAGCAACAGTCTGGCGGCTAAAGGTATCTTCGTTTAGACCCTTGGCAACTTTGTTCATTAAGCGAATAAGGGTAGGGTTTGAGTCTAAACCAGAGGCTTTAAGCTCATTAATTAGACCTTCATCTGCAAACTGTTTAAGGGCAATTTGTGCCGCCTTGAGTTCCTTCGGAAATCCTGCGCCCCAATCATCTTTTAGCTTGGTGACTTGCTCTTCCATAGCCTTAGTGGTCAGAGTTTGTTGGGTCTTAATGGCGTTATCTGTCTGTGACTGGAAAAAATTAAACATCTCTTTAGCTTGCTTAGGCATGATTCCATGCTCGAAGGCAACCTTTTTGAAGCTGTTCTTGAATTCGTCGTCAAAATATTCAGTTTCCGCAAACTCAACCTTATACTCATCTTCTTTTGCAGGTAATCCAAGCTTATGCATAGCCTTGCGCCAGTCTTCTGGTGTGGCGAATTCATCTGGTACTGTGATTTTGTCCTTACCGATAGCCTTCTGAGCGTTGATATAGCTCTTGACTAGGTCATTCATATTAGTAATAACGCTTAGCGACTTGTCTCTCACAAGCTCTGCGTCAACGCCTTTCAACCATTCAGGTACGTCTGTCGGAGTCGGTGCAGGTGCTGGGTCTCCACCTGTAGCTGGGGCTGGTGTCGGGGTTGGTTCGTCTGCTAGCGAGATAACTGGGGTAGTAGTGCCTGTTGATGCTGCACCCGGATCACCACCTTCGTTATAAAGTAAATGTAAATTCCTCATCAAATTTCCTCCTAATCGAAAATAAGTTCGTCAAACATCTTGTCGATGTCTTTGGGTTTAAGTCTTACCATAGAGATGATACGCAAAACTAAGGCACGCTGTCCTTCGTCAAACGCCATAATTGAATGATCTTCGTGATAGATGGTCTCAAAGAACTTGGTTGACTTTATCAGGTCTTCCAAGATGAGTTTACCTTCTGGTGACGAGAACACTTTGCGATAAGATTCTAGAATCTCACGCTTCTTCTTAGCTTGCTCAAACATTTAACCCTCTACTGTGCTCAATACGTCAGCTTCCTCTTGTGCGCGAGTTAACTGATTCTGTTGTTGTTGAGCTTCCTGCCGTGCTGATCTTATCTCTTGGACAAGTCTATCCTCTGTAGAGTATTCCGCAGGTAGGTTGAACTTGTCAATCAAGTCTCGAAGGACGCCATCGCCGTCAAAGATGTCGAGCATCTCAGGCTTTGATTGGATTAGTGGGGCAGCTAGTTGGATAACTCTCGAGATATTATCAACGTCTGCTGTCCGCTGTACTCGTGCAATCTGTGACGTGTACTCAACCTGTAGCACCATGTCGGCAATCTCAGGTGGAGCTGGTGGAAATAAATCTTTTCTTAAACAGATACCGTAAACTCTCTCAAGCATTGGTCTGAGTAACTCAAACTGTTGACGTCCAAGCACAGGGCCTAGTACACGCAACTGCTCCTCGATACGTTGACGAACCTCGACGGTTGTCATTCTATCGCCGTCTCTGATTTGAAGCTTGTCGATATAAAAAGCTTGCTTAATGCGCATCTCTACGTCACGAAAAAACTCTGCCCCTAGGTCAGGTCTTGCGCCTGATTGGATAGGTTCAATTCGATCACGGCTGTTTGCTCGGTAGTAGTTCACTCCGCCAGACTTAAGCTTGATCGGCATAAGAAAGCCGTCGTCAGGCATCTGAACTGGTGGGTCTACAATCTTACTCAGCCCTTTCAATATATACATTTGAAGTTGGTTAAGCATCTTAGCGTCGGATAGGCACTTCATCCCCGGTGAACGTCCGTAGAGTTCGCCAGATGATTTACTCCAACGGGTAACGACATAAGGATTTTCGTGAAAGCCTTTCTCGCTAAGGATTATGTCAAACTCTTTTAGAACCTTGTATGAGGCAAATGGTAGTTTAGACGGTGAAATTAATTTAGGGTTGTACTCTGTACGCGGTTCAACCAAGTGAATGATTGTCATCTCATACTGCTCGTCGTCGTTGAAAAGTTTTCTCAATCGCTCGTGCTTATCAAGCACAGCTTCGCCAAACTCTTGAACAATCTGACGGAGAGTCATCTTGAATTCATAAGAAACAGTGTCAACCATCCCCTTACTGTTCTCGGCAATATAACCTTCGTAAACTGGGCGAGCGTTGAAGTTAACGACGTAATCGTCATCTTCTTCAATCTTCATCACAGCTGTCCCAAAGCTTCCAAGGTCAATATAGACTTCGTGGATTTGTGTTTGGAAGTTTGATTGGTTCATGACGTTAGTCATGATACGCACAACGTCCTGCAACCACTGCTTAACATTTTTATTTTTATCGAGCTGTTTGTCGCCTGTGCTTAAGCCAAACCAAATAGATGACGGGTTGGTAAGCATACCATGCAAAGCTGATGCCAAGTCTTCGTTCGCTTGCACTGACACTGACGTGTATAATTTGTTTTCGCGGATATCGCCCTGAACGGGTGATCCGTAGACGTTGTCTTTCTTCGGCACGAAATACTCGGCAAGTTGTTGCCAGTACGAATCCCAGTTACTTCTGGACGTCTTAAGTCGGTCGTGCTTCTTGACGACCTCAAGTGCTTTCTTATCTGGTTCCACTTAGCTCCCCAATAGTGATGGCATTGATTCCATCATGCTCGCTAGTAAATTAGGTTGACCTTGTCCTTGTGCGTTCCCCGGTCTCTGCCCCTTTCGACTGTTAGTCGAGAACTGTGCTAGAGCAGCAGCTCGAACTCTAGGGTCAACAAAACCTGCGTAATTGCTGTTCCGTCTACGCATCTGCTCGTCTTTATCTAGATTAAAAAACGCTGGGCCTGCAATGATCCCTTGCTCGGTGTTGCCGATATATGGTGCGTTCGGTACCATCTGAGGGTTTTCATAAATATTATCAGGAGCTTTCGTTCCGCCGTATTTAGCCATAAGAACCTCTCTACCAGTTCATACTGTTATCAGCCTCACGGGGAAGCTGTTTGCGATCAAACCCTATTCTAGCAGGATTGTACGTAAGTGCAAGCTGTCTGAATGCATCAGCTGAATCCGATGTCCAGTCATGCAGCGGCTTGTCCAGATAAATATTCTTCTTGGAATCAAACTGCTTCCGATGGTTCTTCAAGGCAGTTAGTCCTTCCTCACACTTATCTGAATCGAAATAGCAGAACGGAAGAATCCGCCTTACCGCATCGATTCCATCAGCCACCGACTGCCTCGGCACAACCTCAGTGCGCAATCCGAAATGGTCAAAGCGCTCCTGTCTAGTTTGTCCAGTACCTAACTCTCTAGCAGCCCCGTCATGCGGAATATAGTGCCGATCATAGAGATAAGGTAAGTCCTTAATCTGCTTCACCCACCACTCAATATTCTTGCCGTTAGCTTCCATGTGGTCGATAACGTGTATCTCTTTCCCAATAAATTGCACGAACCATACCGCCATATTATCATTGATCCCTAAGTCCCAATAAGTATTAACAGGAACATTGCGGTCATACGGCACAGATGCTATTCTATTGAGTTGTTCAAGAGCTTTAAACTCTGTCCTATAGTAAGCCCCTTCCATCGACGCTTCAAAAGAACACTCATACTCCTGCTCGTAATCCGATTCACTCATCTCAAGCTGCGCAGACTTAAGCTCCGCCTTGGGGATTATCCCAGTCTCGCTCGCCTTCAACATCAAGGCGTACCACTCATCAGACTGCTTCGCTAGCCTGTTAGCCGATCTCCACAAGTCGTAGAAATGGTTCTGACCCTCTGGCGTCCCAACGAAAATCGCCCACCCGAGCCTATCAGATAAAGCAGGTCTAATAACCTGCCGCCAAATAATCGGGTCACACTGGGCAAACTCGTCCAGCACGACGCCGTCAAAGTACATACCCCTGATACTGTTCGGGTTCTCACTACCTAACAGCACGATCTTAATCTTATCCGACGTCCCGTCAGCATTATAGCGCGGTATCTCGCACCGCAATTCCTGCTCGTGATATGTAACCCCCGGAAAACTCTTGGTGAATTCCTTCAGGTACTCCCAAGCAATCGCCTTCGCCTGCTTATAGGACGGTGCAATATAAGCATACTGAGGATTCTTTCTCGTATTTTTCAGCCCCTTATGCACGATATGATTGATCGTCAACACCGTCTTGCCGAAACGTCTGTGACACACCAAAACACTAAACCGCTTAAGGTTTTTATGAATCATCGCCTGCAATTCTCTAGGCACGTAGCCCGTCGATATGGCAATCTTCCCAGTTGCATCTGCTTGATCCCGCAGCTGCGCCACTAGGTTTTTATTCATACCTCTTAAAGTCAAGACTCTCGCCCCGCTTTACCAAAATCCTGCGAACGAGGCTGCCTCATCCGCTCCTGCAAACGAATGAGACCGCCCCATGGGTCACTACCTTCCCGTTCCATCTGCAACTGCATGATATCCTGATCCTGCACTTCCTGCATAAGTCTAAGGATTTCATCAGGCTTCATGCCGAGATCGTCTGTTAGTGTCTGTAACTGTAAGTTGAATAGGTCTTTGGAAATGGCTGCCCTGCCAGCAGGGGTAGCGTTAGCCGCTTTCCCATCCCTACTAGAGAAGACCTCTCTACCAAGCACGCCGCCTGTTAGCTCGCCCATGGCTCCGGCAGTCTGCACTGCCTGCCTATTCTGGAATGCTGACAAAGCACTCTCAGCGGCACTGTATTGTTTAGCTAGTTCCTCGTCTAGGATTTCCTGCTTCATAGCTGATAGGCTATTAGCTGGCTTCCGCTTGCCTGAAAAGGCTGCTAGTATGCTCACTATTGGCTCCTAGAAGAGGTCTTCTTCTTCCTCTTCGGCTGGGAGATCGTCTTCTCCGATATCTTGTCCGCTAATTCCTCGATCTTCTCCGAGAGCTGATAGAGTCCCTGCTCTTTGTCCAGTCGTTTCTGATAACTCTTCAAAAGATTCTGTATCCGATTCTCCGACGACATAAGCTTCTCCTTCTATATCATCTTCAACTATACCCGTACTCACCACAATCTGCAAGGATACTCCTCCTGACCCGGCTTGAACGGCACTGCCATAGTCATCTGGGTTGTCCCGCTCTGCGAGTTTCATATAGCTGTCGAACTTAAACTTAGCAATAGGCACGTCATCCTTAGTGTGAGCGTTCTCAACCTCTGCAAGGGCTTTGTCTCTGTAGACTTCGGCTCGCATTTTCTTGGCAGCTCTTATTTTATTTCGGAATTCTGGGAAGACTGCTTGCCAGCGATAGATGGTAGGCAGTGAGGGCATCTTTTTTAGTTTGGAAATATCTGATAGGGATAAGCCTTCGGCAAGTTTGTGGCAAATGTGTTCGCTGATTTCGTCGCTGTAGATGTATTTTTCAAAGACGGTGACTACGCTGTTAGCGGCAACAAGCTCTCCAGAGCGGATATCGTAGGTCTCGAAGTGCCCTGCTTTCTCGTTATACTGTGTGAGTAGGTATTTCTTGTTCACTGATCCCCCTGATAAATAGTTTTAGGATAGCAAGGGGTCAAAGGTTTTGTATATGGATAGTAGGTTGAGTGATTAGGTCGGGTATAGGGTAGGGGNATAGCGGGTTGGCCTGATAGCACCTAGTCGAGCACCCTGACGCCGTTAAATGGGGGACATAGCCCCCCTATCAGCCTAGCCCCGCTAATAACCCTGCCACTCTCACAGTCCTACTACGGACTAACCCATCTAATAGCCCACACATTCGCTTAAGCTAACTGCCTACCCTACCCATTAGCCCTGCTAGGCTATTAGGGTACGTGGTGTCGTAATGCGCCCACTGTGGTGTCACTTTGCTACCATCGGTGNCACTTTGACCCTAGNCACTTTGACTACCACTTTCGAGTGATTACAGNTACTTGCGAGTTGGCACNCAANTTGCTAGGNGTTTTGTGCCGACTTGATCGGTTAAATATTTACAGCCCTGACAGGGCTAATTGACAAGGAGTATCTATGAGTACATTAACAGTAAACAGTTTTCTTAAAGCCTATGCGCCTACTGCTAAGCCAGTGGCTGAGGTTAACGCCGAGAAGCACAGAGTTCAGGTAGGGCAAGTCTTTTGCCAACCGACTAAGCAAGGCACTAACTTCAAGACGTGCTACTGGGGCTTTCTAGGTAAGGACAATAAGTTTATCAGTGGCTTCACCATGAGTAATAAACTTGTCCTGTCTATGATTGAAGCAGGTCATTTGCCTAAAGCTTGCCTAGATACACTAGAGCAGTTTGCTAATACCTATGCACCACAAGGCAAAGAAATCTTATAATTCCAATTACTTACACAGCCTAGCAGGTACATTAGCCTGCTAGGTCTAATCGACTAGGAGATACTATGAACGCAGTAGAACAGGCTTATATTGACTCGATGGTGCAGGATGGCTTTGACCATGAGGAGATTATTTACAGAATTAAGCAAGCGGTAGGTATGGCTATCAGTGAAGATGCGCTAGACTATCTATCAGTGCAAGCAGAATAGGAGAGTCTATGCCTGATATTTATTTAGTCTCTGTAAGCCTAGTAGGCTTTACGCTCTTACTCATCATCATGACTGGCTACTAAACGGCAGTCATTCATTTCAACTTCAAGCCCTGTCAGGTCTAATCACTTGGCAGGGCTTTTTGTCGTTGTAGGCTTGCGAAGATTGATTCTAAGCACTGCTAGGGATGATACCCTTATCGCTACCTACGGTAGGCTATATACCCCAACACACTAACCAGAAAATCATGCAATAAGCCATGATAAGGTATACCTATGCACCTAGTCATTGATATGAACCGCGCACACACGCACGCCACATAGCGGCAATGAAACAGGTGCAATTCTTACACTTGACGCAGTCATCCACGACAAAACTCTCATGACTCAAAGCAACTAACGCACTGTAGACAATTAGACGCGGTGCTCAGGGGGGTAGGACATCAGGACACCATTTTTGCTCAACAGTTTTCCCCAAAAATGTGTAACTTCAGATTTTTTGTAACTACCTGATATCACATTCCCACCAAAAATCCATTTATAAAACCTTTTTTTAAAAAAGAAACCCCGTCCAGAAGTCCACCTTGCGTTTTTTGCCACTTTCCCACCACCACGATGCCGTTATTTGGCGACACACCGTTCCAAATGAACCCCGTCCGAGGACACCACCATGACTGTCCACACAAACAACTGCTTTTATTGTTGTGCGCACGGTCTACACAACAGTTATGGTAAAATTAAACAAACTTTGTCATTGTGCGGACGGCTTTGACACCATCAGGACACCATTACTGCTGTCCGCAGCATTCCATAACCGTTATTGTAAAATTACGCACTGTTTAAATTACGCACCACAAGAGCGCCACGCATAAACAACAAATTATACACTAATTTCTTACACCACTTTAGTCCCATACTCGTACTATCCCCCACGCCACAGGCACCGCACCTCACGGTTCCACCTAACCTTTGCCACTAAAAAAACCCAAACAAACCATTGCCCTCACCACACACCCGTGATACTATCCCGCGTTCAACCGCACACACACGCACACGTCGCACGTTCCTTTTTTGTCTTTTTGAAAAATTTTCATGGTGACTTTTTGACACCAACTTGGAGCCAAATTGACACCAAAAAAGCCATTTTGACACCAGCTTTCAGAGCCAAATTGACACCACTTTCATGAATTTTCAACAACTTGAGTTTTGGCACTTGTTTTGCTTGCATTTTTGCAAATTCAAATTTCAAGACCTAACAAACCTATTAGCCTAGCAGGGCTATTAACAAGGAAAGACCTATGCAGGAACAAATCAATACCCCTGACCCCACGTCACCGTGTATAAGCACACGTAAAACAACGAAGAGAGGGCAAGCAGTGGAAGCGTACAAAGCCCTCTACTCTAAGATTATGGCTTACTCTAATGTCGATGGCATGATCTACAAGGACATTGCCAAGGAACTCAATAAACAGGGTATCCGCACAATCAATGGCTTGCAGTGGAGTACCAACAGAATAGCTTGCTTTGTCAGTAACTATCGTGTTGCCGTTGAACGTAAAGACACCACAAAGCGCAGACAGGCGCTAGCAGCCAAACAGAAGGCTGAACGTAAAGCCCTTAAAGAGAAGGTACGAGCTGAACGTAAAGCCCTAGCCACTGCCTCTCGGGAGCTATCTAAAAAGCCCATTGCCACAGTCCCTGCCAGAGCGACCATCCAAGCAATGATTGACGCTGAGACAGAGCGACGAGTGAAGGAAGGACTAGACCTTGCCCTTAAGAAGCAGCTAATAGGGCAGACACCCCCGTACCTACAAGGACAAGCCCACTACTCACCCTACTGTGATTGGCGACACTAAGGATTTAGTTCGCCGCTAAGAGAGAATTAGCCGTGCTTCACTATTGCCTTAAACACAAGCTTGACTTCAACGCTACAACCGAACTAATTGAATTACTACGAACACACTAGCACCAATGTCGGTGCTTTATATGGAGGATTTCTATGGCTCAAAACATTACAGCTCAGATCAGTGGTGGCGCACCAAAACTCATTAACGTGAGAACTGTTGCTGATGCAATGAGAGAACTTGGACTAGAGGGTAGCTACAAGGCGACAGTAAACGGCGAACCTGCTGATATGTCTGACGTACTTGATGACTATTCTTTCGTTGCTTTCTCACAAAATGTGAAGGGTGGCTGTTAGGTCTTGACCTACCCCTGCCTCACAAAACAATTAGGGTCGGGGCGAATGCCCCACCCTCTTCACAAAGGACTGTTATGCAGACACTGCATTTGTTTTTGACTTTATTATCGGATTCAGACCTTCAAGCGGCTGCGAAGCTAGACCAGAAGGGCATGCTTAATTTATTTATACAATTTATGTTCTTTGACGTTGTGACCTTCATTGCTGGAGGTTCACTCGGTTTTTATCTATATAACAACAATGTACTTTAGACGGATTATTTAACAGGAGAGGGATTATGTATTGCGGATGTAGATGCGGCAGTATCGCTTATGGGAATAAGTGCACTTGCCCTAAGAGAGAGGATAAGCCTGAGATCAAGGGATTGACCAGACGAGAGGCTGTATTAGCCTGCTTGGCTGGGAAGATAGTGGGTCATAGTAGCCTCTGGGGCAGTGGAAGTTACTATAAGCTGAATGATATGGGCTTTGGTCTTTTCAAAAGTAACAACGTTTACGACGGAAAAGCTGCTTTCTCTTATAGTGACGGTTATTTCATCATTGAAGACAAACTGACCTTCGATAAGATACGTCAGCAGTGTGTGCCGATGAAGCACCTGCTGGTAGATGGTTGCGGAGTAAAGAGATTGTACTTAGGGTTTAATCGGAACGGATCTCTTGTTACAGATACCAGTGCAGGAGATGGTTCTACCTCTTGGCGTGAGCCTTGGTTGGAAAGTTGGATGATTGAACCGTATGAGGGTGGATTATGAAAACATTTGAAGTAAACGGTATAAGATACCCCCTATCAGAGCTAAAAAAGTGGATTGACGCTCTCCGCTCAGGGCAGTATCAACAGGACACATGCAGGCTACAAAGCGATAAAGGTTTTTGCTGCCTAGGAGTTGCCTGTAAAGCGTTGATTCGCAAGAATAACCTTGATTTTGATACTTATATAGATGAGAAGGGGCGGCATCACGCAGTTATTATGGGAGCTATGCCCATACAACAACCTAGTGCCCCAAAATGGTTAACACAAATCGAAGGTGACTTCTCAGACAAAACGGGAGTCAATCTGACAAGACTAAATGACCAATGGAACTTAAGAGACAAGACCTTCGAGTATGTTGCCGACCTACTTGAAACGGTCTATATCCACGAGATTTACGACACAATACAAGCTAGTTACTGGGGCAATGACCCAGAAGGCGATTTAATCGTTATCAGAGCTAACCTAGGAGTAAAGCCATGAGTAAGCTAATCAACGGAAACCCACATTGGCACAAGGTCTGGGAGTTATCTGAGTTCTTTCGAGCTATCCACAGAACAGTACCTAAAGCTAAGTTTGCTATGGGAGTTGGTAGTGTCTCCTCAGTAGAGTTCCATACATGTGGAACCCCTGCCTGTCACGGTGGGTGGGCTACGGTATTTGCGCCACAGGAAGAGGTTAAATGGGTAGATCATTCCTGTCATGTCGACTACTCTAACGGAGCGAGGTGGATTAGCGTGACACTTGGATTTCCCCTAGCTCATGGTATTTTTTCGTGGCACACAACCCACTGGGCTAGACAGAACCCTAAAATCTGGGGCTCTGAAAAATATAATATGTTCGCAGGGGAGTTCCGCTTCGGAGTCCCTAGCAATAAAAAGCTCACCCTCAAACACATAGCCGACTGGTGGCTCGCAGTGGCTATCAGGCTACACAAGATTCAAAAGGGAGTGCCTTATGTGGACTAGAATTAAGCACGCCTTTGTGTGGTTGAAGTGGAAGGTTTTTTGCCCTCCATATCTTCACACTTGCTATTACATACAAAGGGAACTCGATGAAGAGTCTAAGAAAGCGTATGACGGGCTGATGCTTAGGCTGTATGGATTTAGAGGCTCCTATTCTTTAAGAAGCTTGTGGATACATGGCGAGATATATGTACATTTTTCTGACGCTCGCCGTGATCTCATGTGGCGATTTTTAATCAAGGGGGAGCGATGAAATATCTTTTAATAATTCTTCTGTGCTTTGGATGCACCATAGAAAGGGTTGTTCGGGTCATCGATGAAAAAGAAAGAAGCGAATACGGCTTCTCATGTCAGACAATTGATAGTTACACAAAGAGATGCACTAATAAAGAAGTTGTTTGCTACACGCTTAAAGAGGGGTATTCGGGCGGCTTGTCTTGTAACTTTAAGGACGAGAAATGAGTCAGTATAATTTTAGATTAAATGGCGGACCTTTGCATGGGGAGACAAGGCTTTTGAGATGTCGCTACGAAATGGGGCAGCTTGCGCCAGAAGGCGAAAGATATAGATTCGTAAAAAATAAACAAATAGGCCTATTCAAGGATAACTCGGAAGAGCTTCTCGAAGTTTTTGATTACACCGTGAGGGTTTTTGCTGTCCGAGATAGAAGGTTTTTTATATTGGTTTACGAAAATTGGACTGAGGTTGATTTAATGAACTACTTACAAAGAGGTGAGAAGCCATGACATTTTTAATTGTTTTGCTGGCGGGAGGTTGTTTTATTTTCTTAGCCGGAGCCATTACGGATCATACAGCGGTAGCGGCAATCGGAGCCTTGTTTGCGATTGTGTCAGCTTTAGCCATAAGGGATTTGTCAGAGGCAAGGCAGAAAACTAAGTCAAATATCGAAATCATCCACCCCGTCGAATCAATTAGATGCGTGAGTCAGGATAGTAAGATTGTGTTTTGCGAGAGCTATAGGGAGTGAAAATGAGCCGACCACCCATTAACTCGGGTTCTGTTTTTAACTTAGAATCTCTTGAGCAACTAAGAGCTAGGTTTGACGAAGTTTTTGAAAGACCCCGTGAACGAGTAAGGACAATCGGAGAACTGGCAGTCGATGCTGAGTCCAGCTCTCAGCCGAGATGGGCTACTAGCTTAGCTGCGGATTTTACTCCCGCTGAATTACACCGAGCTATGATTCCAGTGAATTATGCTTTCGACGAAGCGGCGATAGACGCAGCCTTACGTGGGGCAAGTCCAAGTTTGTATGATATAGCAATGGAATCAAGCTTCGACGATATTGCGACAGAAATCTTTATAGACGGCACAGGAAATATACCAGTAGACACAGAACAACTAGGAGGCGAATCAATGGCAGAACCACTAATAATTACAGATGAACTGGTAGAGAAAAGACTTTTCTACCTAAGAGAGTTTTTATTAAGCAAGCGAACCCCTCAAGGACTGAATGCTTGGGAAGCGTATAAGCGAGCTGCGTTTAAAAACAAGGGTCAGAAGATGGACTGGATAAGAGGGTATATGGGCAATCGATATTGCACCAACATCATTGACTCATCCTTCACTTGGTCAACCACACCTGAAGGCTCGGATTTTTGGAATGAATTAGCGCATGAAAGTCATGAATATTTTAGAAATCTTGAAGAATTTAAACATTAACTAGGAGGCTCACAAATGAGTAAATCAGACAAGGACTACACCATAGGCGACATCATCCGCCTAGAGTTATCACTGATTCAACGCAAGGTCAGTGCACTTGAGAAAGATGAGACAGAGAAGACACATATTATGGCAGGCTACGGCACTCAGATTACTTATCTGAAAGTTCTGGCTTCAGCTATGCCCGACATTCTATCACTGCCTTATATCGACACCATGGTTATAGAGTGGGAGTCGCCGTTGATTTCAAAGCCTGCTATCAACAAGGCTATCAGCGAGAAAAGACCTAAGAGTGACGAGATCATCCCCACTAAGGTGAGTGAGGACGTAAAAACCAAACTGCTTGACGCTAAGAAATCCGTCGGCATTAAACCTATCGAGGCTAAGATAACTCATATCGAGAGCGTACTAGCTACAGTCAGAGAGGAGAGAGAGAATCTACTAAAGTCAATCAACACCCTTGAAGTAGATGCAGTTAAAATTCAAGAGGATTTAGTGGGCGAGCTTATCAAGCTCAGTCAACACAAGAACCTAGCAAGCGTTGGAATTGACGATCTGCTGATTCAGATCGAGCAAGCTCAGACGAAGTTTGGTTGGGTGCTTGAGCGAGTGATAGGCAACCACTTATTCTTTATTACCCCTCACTACACTCACACTTATTTTAATCCTAGGGCAGACATCAACAAGTGGATTGAGCTTGGCTCTTATAGAATCTCTATCCAACTGTACGCTAGAGAGGTGGCTGGCTTCCATATCTTCCCGCACCAAAACAACAAAGCCATTGACATGAAATATATGAACCCATTCTCAGCGTTCAGGAGTTTCTGTTTTGGTTCAGCTCAAGCGGCTGTCAGAGAAGCAAATGCTAGTGGGAATTTCATATTCGGCATTAGTACGCTACACTATTTGCTGTCAAACTATCAGGCTGATGGCCCTCACAAAACCTTTGATGCGTTTACTGCGACTCACTGGAAACATAAAGAGGTAGCCAATTTTAATCCTTTCGTAATTAAGACGATGAACCTTCAGGGGTTAGCTAACGGGAACAGTGAAATACCTATTCTACCTCAAGTTGTGGCGACGCTTTCACAGGTGGAAGACCTGCCTTCGATTATTGATCGGGCTTTGAAGGATCAGTTGATTGACTGGAGCAAGAAGTACGAGAGACGCAATTTGGTGAGCACGGGCAGTAACCCATCAAGCATTACTTTACTTAAGCCCCTACCTCAAGATCAGCCAATAGATTCAGACTTCTTGTATAAGTGTATGACTGATACGTATAAGTTCAGAGCTTTCATTGAGGCTTATTTCCAAGAGGCAATTGAGCGAGAAGAAGGCTCACCCGTGCAGAGTGATTGGGTGGATTTTTATGTAGACGTTGATAGTAATTCATGGTGCTTGGCGTACGATGACGACCATCGTAAAACCCTTTGCGCCAGAATGACAGACGATCTAATCAAGGGTGAGTCTCCCATTAAGTTCAAGATTATTGAGACCACGAATCAAAACATAGAGCATGACGATGATGGGGACGTCTGTACTTATCCCTATACTGAGTTCGATATCATCATGAACATCTACGATATTGATTTTAAGCAGTTCACGTTTAGAATCAACTGGTCTGATGAGGAAGCTGACGGCAACTCAGCACTGGCTCTAGTTCAAGCCACAGCCGATATGTTCAGTAGAATTAACTTCCAAGAGATGGTGAGTAAGATAAGTGCGTGCAGTCTCTATAATATGAACACAGTTACACTGTCAAGAGACTCAGTCAATGTCTACCAAGGATGGAACCAACTAATCATCGCATGGCTTAAGACTGTGTTCACTAGATCAGGATTCGACAAGAGTAGAGCGCAGGACTTTGACTACCTTGTCGAGTTTATCGCCGAGCAATTTAGGCTAGGCAACTTGGGCGCTATGACTGACCGTCTACCATACATTACCCAAGCTGAATCATATATGTACTACGAGCAGGATTAATACAACAACTAGGAGGATACCCCATGACAGCTCTCACAACTTACGGCGCAGATTACAAACACCTAACAGGCTACAAAGTTAAAATACTTGATGAGGTCTACGAGAAGATCATGTTCTGGGTGGAGAAATGCCCAGTCGAGATCAGCGGTTTCGGTAAGGTCAAGTTCATTGACGGCTACCCCACGATCATCTCAGCCTATCTGGTTGAACAGGTCAACTCATCAGCTGAAACTGAGATCGACGCAGAAGCATTGGCTAAGCTTATGTATGAAACAAGAGAAGAGGAAGGGCTACTTAATTTCTGGTGGCATTCCCATGTGAACATGGCTGTCAACTGGTCGGGCACTGACTACACTGCCATGAATCAACTAGGCTCTAATGGCTGGATTCTTGCCACTGTCTTCAACAAAAAGCATGATCAACGCACTGCCATTTATCAGAAGGGTGATGACTTTCATCCACCCATATTCATCAACGACATTGACCTTGAAATCATCAAGCCGATTGCTGATTCAACCAAGACCGCGTGGCTCACAGAGTACACTACTAAGTGTAAGACCAAAACTTACAATAGTTCATGGGGCAACAAGGGGCAGAAGTGGTGTCCCAAAAAGCGGACATGGGTTGACGCCGAGACAGACGTGGGAAAGCTCAAAGGGGAGCAGCTCACACTGCTTCCCGAGCAGACGACTACGACGACTGGTACAGCGAGTGGGCAGGATACCACCACTACTAAAGAACTCAAGGCGCAAAAGCAAACGATGAAAGCGATTCTGCCTACCGTCTATGATAAAGCAGATGGATACTTAGCCTTGATGCATATGCCCTTGGCTACCAAGTGGAAGTGGGCTGAATATTATAAGCAGTTCATAGGTGAGTACACTGATGAGTGGTATGACCTCAACGATTTCTATGACAGCTATCGTGATATGGACATGGAGATAGATGACCTCGACAAAGATACACCGACTGACGACGTAACATTTTTAAACTAACAACTAGGAGTTATACAATGAAACCAGAATACTTAGCACGCCAATCAACTATCATCATGCCCGAGTCCCTTAAGTATCGAGTCACTATCGTAGGCTGTGGCGCTATCGGCTCACACACAGCTATGAGCCTAGCCCGCATGGGCTTCGAGCATATCACCATCATTGACGATGACGTTGTCAGTGAAGAGAATATGAATTCTCAAGGCTACTTCCTAGAGCACATCGGTATCCCTAAAGTTCAGTGTCTAGCCGATATGATTAATCGTGCCACTGGTACGGCAGTGACTCCGATTCTATCGAGAGTGACAGAGCATGACCGCATCAGCACAGACATATTGATTGCCGCAGTGGATAGCATGAAAGCTCGGATGGACATTTACAATTCGTTTACTGGAGGAGTCGGGTATTTTATTGACCCTAGAATGGGGGCGGAATATGCGAAGCTTGTTGTCTACCGTAAGTCAGTAGACCCCACAGATTTCTACGCTAAGACTTGGTTCCCTGACAGCGAGGGTATCTCGGAGCCATGCACAGCCAAGGCTACGGTATACTGCGCCAATTTATTATCGGGCTTAGTGGTCAAAGCTGTGAAAGACATTGTGTGTGGAAACCCTTACACTCGTAATCTTGACTGGGATATTAAGAACAATAGACTCGACGGATGGGACTCGGATAAGAAGCGTATCATCTAACTCGACACAACTATACAGGAGGAACTACATGGAAGGATCACCTAACAGAGAACTACTACATAAACTAAGGGCAGTGCTTGATAAGCTTCGCTATATGGAAGAGAAGCTTGTCAGGATTGAAACTAAAGTCCACCTCATCGGTGAGGCAATGGACTTGAAGTTTTTATCTAAGGAAGATTACGATCAAACTAAACACTAGGAGTCTCTGTGACTGTCAAGCTGATAGGCCTCAGAGACTATGCCAAGAAGGACGGCAGTCTAAGTAAGAAGGAAGTATATTTCCGAGGAGCAGAGGCAAGCAGTGTGCTTGAGCTGTTCCAAAACTTAGATCACTATCTTTCATTCGTGCCAGTCGATGAGCGATACAATGTGTACTATACTGCGTCCTCTATCCTTGAGGGTAAGGGGCGCGTCTTTGAATCTCAAGAGATCATACCGTTTGATATCGACGGGATTGATATTGACCGACTGTCCGAATACCTACCAGTGGTGGTTGAAGCTCTCAAGTGTGACCCTGAGAGAATCTCAATTGTCTATACAGGCAATGGTATCCACGTCATCATCATGACCGATGACCCGTTCCACTATGACGACTACTTCAATGAGACAAGGGCACTCTATAAGGCACTGTGTGGGGACATCAACGTTGCCCTCAAGATCGCAGGTCTAACAGGTCAGGCAGACTCTAGTGTGTGGTCAGGTGCTCGCCTACTCCGATGCCCGAATACTAAGAACATTAAGCCCAACAAGACAGAGAAGAACGCAATCTTTCTCGTCAATAAACTTGCCCCTCAAGAGTACGCTTTAGAAGTTAAGGCAGGTGTACCGTTCATGGAAGTCGGCGACGATTACATGAGTCACACCATGTTCAAACGACTGCACCCACCTGACCCTAAGAGCGTGATCGAGGGCTGTGATTTTCTAAAGTGGTGTCGAGATAATCAGAACGAAGTCAGTGAACCTCAGTGGTATGGGATGATTTCAATCCTTGCTCACCTACCAGATGGGCGAGAGCTATGCCACGATTTCAGTAAAGACCACGAAGATTATAATCCCGACATGACTAACCACAAAGTCGAGCAAGCCCTTGCTTTCTCAGGCCCTAGGACTTGTCATAATATCTCCACCTTATGGGACGGCTGCCCTGCCTGCCCTAACTTCGCCAAGTGTAAGTCCCCTATCCAGCTAAGAGGCGAGCAGTATCTACAGACTAAAGACACTGGCTTCTACTATGTCTCTCTCAACGATAGCGGAGTGGAGAAAAAAATCCCTGCTTATGGCGACCTTTGCTCACACTTCGAGCATACTCATCCCTACATAACCCACGAAGAGGGGCGCATGATCTTCCTTTGGAATGAAGGGGTATGGTCTGATGCGAGTAAGGTCTACATTGACGCATTTGCTGAGAGCAATTTCAAACCTGCTCCGACTAACGGAATGGTCTCAGAGTTTGCAGGCAAGCTGACGAGACGAAACCTACGCAACAACTTATGGTTCAGCTCGATAGAAAACCTAATCAACTTCAAGAACGGGGTACTCGATCTTAAGACGAGAGAGCTACTACCCCACTCGCCCGACTACCCATTCAGATACAAGCTACCCTTCGACTATGACCCTGATGCAACCTGCCCACGCTTCGACCTCTACTTGCAGGAAGTAACCAAGGGAGACAGTGAACTGGTGCAGTTGCTCCTAGAGTACATGGCGTATGCACTGGCAGGTCTGCCTAGTGAGATAGGACAGAAGGCTTTGATTCTGACAGGCGATGGAGCCAATGGTAAGTCAGTGCTTCTTGATCTACTCAAGCACATGGCGGGCTACGGAAACTACTCAACTCTTTACATGGGTTCCGAGATTAACAAGATGGAGAACCGCTACCAGTTAGACGGCAAGCTGTTCAATATTAGTGAAGAGGTTCCCGAGAAAGCTTTAGTTGATAGCTCGATCTTCAAGTCACTGGTGACTGGTGGTGAAGTACAGGCAAGGAAACTTTACTGCGATGCTTACTCAATGAAGACCAACGCTAAGATCATTATGGCGTGTAACGAACTACCTGCCACCTCAGACTTATCCCATGGAATCTTCCGCCGACTCTTGATCGTACCGTTCAACGCTAAATTCACTCGCACTAATATGGACGTCAACTTAAGGCACAAGCTTTACGCCGAAGCCTCGGGCATATTTAACCGAGTCCTGATAGCACTCGATCAGTTCCTAGCAAGAGGTGAGTTTCAACAATCCGTTGCAGTGGACAGAGCCATTGACTCGTACAAAGAAGACAACGACGACGTTCTTCAATTCTTCTGCGACGAACTCATGCCAAGCAAAGGGCAACGCATTCCATTGATGGACGTCTATCGTAGGTATCGAAACTACTGCGAGGACAGAGGTATGCAGAGGGGTAAGAGCTTAAACATTTTCAGCAAGAGACTCAGACGATCAGTCGGCGACGACTCTATCAGCAGGGTCAATCATTCAGGGAAGAAGGCAACCTGCTTAATAAACTTTGCTTTCATAGACAATGACGGAGGGATAGGTGGAGACGACTTTTAAAATAGGACAGGTGGTAGCACGCTTTAAGTCGAAGAGACATAGCGTGAGGTCATTGGTGTATCAAAAGATTAGACAGGATAGATTCTGTTTTAACTGTGAAAAGAAATACCCCAAGGGAACCGTAATGCTTACATTGAGAAGGTCTCAAAACTACGCCGAGAGATTCTGCCTAGAGTGCTGGACAAACAATGAAGTTCTCAAGTGGAACTTGGGGGAACTGTGAAGTATTTTCTACAGCCCTTCGAGCATCAGATGGAAGCTATCAGGCGAGCAAGGGGACTCAGTGAGTACGCTCTGTTCTTTGAGATGGGGGTAGGTAAGACTAAGACCGTCATCGAGATACTGCGAGAGCGCTGTCAGGAGAACAAACGATTACTCCGCACTCTAGTCCTTACTCCTTCGGCTACCATCTTCAACTGGAAGGACGAAGTTTTAAAAAATTCTAAGATAAACGAAACGGACGTAGTTCTTTTAAACCATAAGACTTCAAAGGGTAAGCTGAAACTCTTCTTACAGCAGTGTAGTTTAGAATCTGATCTTAGTATTCCTAAGATTGTGGTCACAAACTATGAGAGCTTACAGAGTGTCGAACTAACAGCTGCACTGCTGGACTGGAAACCAGAGGTGTTGATCGCAGATGAGTCACACAACTTGAAGAACCCAACGGCAATACGGAGCAAGATTACACAGAGGATAGCCAAGCTCACCAAGTACCGCTACCTACTAACAGGCTCACCTCTACTTAAAGACGTTGCTGATCTTTACGGACAGTTCCTAGTTCTCGATAACGGCGCAACCTTCGGTAAAAACTTTTCACTATTCAGAAAGAAGTACATGGTTGATGCCAACCAAGGATTCGCAGGGGCAGCTCACTACTTCCCTAACTGGCAGACTCGTCCTGAAACTTACGATGAACTTAATACCCTCATCTACCGCAAGGCTATGAGAGTGCTCAAGTCTGAGTGCCTCGATCTACCACCAGTCATTGTGCAGAATGTTTACGTGGCGATGACGGCTGAACAAGAGAAGCACTATAAAGAAATGTCCCGAGACCTCTGCACCTTTATCCAAGATCAAGATGCGCAAGGCACACCGCAAGCTGTGACCGCATCGATGGCCGCTGTCAAAGCTCTACGCCTACAGCAAATTGTTTCTGGTTATGTCAAGACAGAAGAGGGTGATGAGGTCGAGTTCAAAGCCAATCCTAAAGCAGTGGCGTGTAAAGAACTTCTCTCCGAGCTGTGCTACAATCACAAGGTCATTGTCTGGTGTAGCTTCGCTAACAACTACCGAGTTGTCGGCAAGATATGCGACGACCTCGGTATAAAATATGTACGCATTACAGGAGAAGAAGATGCGCAAGCCAAAAGAAAATCGGAACTATCGTTTCAGACAGACCCTGATGTCAGAGTCATGGTGGCTCATCGGCGCGCAGGAGGGGTTGGTATTAATCTTACTGCCGCTTCCTACTCCATTGTGTTCTCAAGAAATTTCTCTCTTGGAGATGAGTTACAATCAGACGCAAGAAACCATAGAAGCGGCTCTGAAATACACAGTCAAATCGTCAAGATCAACCTCATTGCCAAGGGAACTACAGACGAAGATGTTATAGAAGCAATTTCAAAGAAAGAAGATATATCGAAAGCCGTAATTGATGCGGTTAAAAACAGGAGGGAATAATGACAGAGGTTACAATGGAGGACTTTGGGGACGAGTCCGTCACAACAGCAGAGCTTGACTTACTGGTTAAGCGTATGCGTGAAGCACAGCTTGACTACGATCAGAAGTCACTGATCTCAAAGGAAGCGCACTTCCACTTAGAGGGGTGCAAGAAGAAGTTACTAGACCTACTAACCAAGGCAGGGAAAACCAAGTACGACTGCGAGGGAGTCGGCAAGGTAACTATCTCTGAGCGCATGAGTGTATCCTATCCAGCAGACCTCGACGAGCGCCGTAAGTTCGTGAGTTATCTACAGGAAACCTTCGGGGAAGAGGGCGTCATGACTTACCTTACGGTCAATAGTAAAACTCTTGGTACGTTTTACAAGGAACAATTTAACAACGCCAAGGAAACAGGAGACGCCAGTGAGTTCACACTCCCCGGAATACCTGAACCCAAAGCATCACTAACAATCGGCTTTAGAAAAGCCTAGGAGAACAGTATGACAGCAGTAAAAACAGTAGAAGAAAAATCTTTAGCCGTTAATGTAGACGACTTCGGAACCGCGCCTATCAGCTCATCAGACATCATCATCCCTAAGATCGAACTCATGCAGAAGATGAGTAAGAAGCTTGACTCCAACTCAGACCTAAGAGAAGGGGACTTGATTGATACTCTCACCAATGAAGCCATCGGCGGAATGAAGCAACCGATTCAGTTCATCCCGTTCTACATGGAGAAGGTATGGTTCAGATCAGTTAAGAACGGTAAAGATTTTGAACTCATTTCAATCGAGGACGTGACACCAGAGAACGAAGCACTGAGATACTCAGATGTCGTGGGCGGCAAAGAGTACAAGAATGAGATGCACATGAGATTCTATGGTCTACTTCCAACCGATACGTCACTGCCTTATATCATTACGTTCAAAGGGATGAGCCTCAAGAAAGGTAAAGCCCTAGCAACGCAAATGTATATCAAGAACAGAGCAGCAAACCTCACACCTGCCGCAAAGGTGATGGACATTTCTGTCTCTAAAGAGACCAACGACAAGGGGAGTTACTGTACGATGTCAGCTTCAATCAATAGGAATACTACCGCAGAAGAATTGCAGACAGCTTTGTTGTGGTACAAGACCATCTCTACTAGTAGAGATTCTTTAAAGCAAACAGAACTTAAGCAAGCTAAACGGGGAGACGCTTCACCTACTGCCGACTCGCATGATGCGAGTGTAGATGATTCAGACTTCTAGTTTACAGGGGGAGCAATCCCCCTCTTTTCACGGAGGCTTATGAAAGCTTTATTCGATATCGAGACCAATGGGTTTCTCTCACAAACAGATAGGATTCACAGTCTAGTCATCACCGATTTAGAGACCAATGAAATCTACAGCTACGCAAACCAAGACGACTATCCCGCTATCAGTGAGGGTATCAAGTTACTNAATCAGGCTGANCTTATCTCAGGCCATAACATTATCAGGTTCGATATACCNGCACTNGATAAGCTTAAGCTNACAAGCATTGACATCAGAGACCCAAGAATCACTGACACTCTAGTGNTGAGCCGTTTAATCTANGCTCATATCAAGACAGTGGACTGGTCGAAACGCTTCAAGGATATGCCTATCAGGCTGTANGGCAANCATAGCCTAGAGGCTTGGGGCTACAGACTTAAGTTCCAGAAGGGTGANTTCGGTAANCANGAGGGCTGGGAGAACTGGTCAAAGGCTATGCAGGATTACTGCGAGCAAGATGTAAAGCTCAATGCGCTTCTNTATAAGAAGCTCATGAGCAAGGAGTTACCCCAACAAAGCTTAGACTTGGAACATGAGTTTGCTTTGAACATGTCCGAGATGATGGACACTGGTGTACCTTTTGATAAAGCCGCAGCTGATGCGTTGTTTAAATCCGTAGAGCCAGATCGACTAGCACTGAAAGCAAAGCTTGAGGAGGTCATCCCTAAGAACGTACACTACGATGAGTTCACACCGAAGAGGGATGATAAGAAGAAGGGATACGTCAGAGGGGTTAAGGTCTATCGCAAGATTGAGACCACGTTCAACCCCGGATCACGTCAGCAGATCGTTAAGTTTTTAAAGAAGAAGTACAAGTGGAACCCAGTAGTTTTCACAGAGAAAGGTAATCCCAGTGTAGGCAGAGAAGTGTTAGAGAAACTATCCCACTTTCCAGAAGTCCCACTGATTATGGACTATCTTGACATGACTAAACTCATGGGATCACTATCATCAGGAGCTGAGTCTTGGCTCAGCCATTATGACAACGGGAGAATCTATGGATCAATCATCCACAACGGTGCAATTACAGGTCGATGCACGCATAGTAAGCCTAATCTGGGACAGGTTCCTGCGGTTCGATCGTATAAGGGAAAAGAATGTCGAGCGCTATTTAGAGCACCAGACGGATTTCGCTTCGTTGGCTGCGATGTTAAGGGGCTCGAACTCAGGATGCTGGGACACTATCTCTCTAGATATGATGCAGGAACCTATGGGAAAGAGGTGGTTGAAGGGGACATTCATACGCTTAATATGCGAGCAGCCGGACTCAACTCAAGAGATGATGCTAAGACTTTCATTTATGCTCACAACTACGGAGCCGGAGACCCTCTCTTGGGTGCTATCGTTTTACCCACAGGGACGGAGGTGGAACAGCGAGCAGTCGGCGCTCAACTTAGGAAAGACTTCCAGTCTAGAGTTGCCGGAATTGGCGACCTCATTAGAGACCTTAAACAAACGGTTAGGACAAGAGAGTACATACGTGGACTTGATGGGAGATTACTTTACCCCCGCAATCAGAACAACGCTCTCAACACCACGCTCCAAGGTGCGGGCGCGGTGGTGGTCAAAGTCATTACCAACCTAGCTTGTAAGGATATACGAAACGCTGGGCTAGATGCTAAGCTAGTCCTTCACGTACACGATGAACTACAGTTCCTTGTGCGAGAGGATCACACTGACAAGGTGGTCGAGATTCTAGACAGAGCAGTGCCTGATTCAGGCGAGATACTTAAACTTAAACTACCCCTAGAAGGCGAGTGCAAGATAGGGCTTAACTGGATGGAGACCCATTAATGAAAAAGAAGAATATCATGGAAGGATCAGTGGACTGGAACTTCCTCAACAACGTCATCGAGAACATTAAGAACATCGACAAGAAAGATATGATGACTGTCACTCGTGAAATCTACGAAGCTACCTACTATCGCTACGCCATGATGTACCACAAAGCCAAGGCTGAGAAGGAAGATATTCAGGCACTGATGATTAAAAAGACAGAGCGGATTGACGCCCTTATGTCGGTATGTGAAACTTTGTTTGGAGCAATCGAGAACAAGGTAGACGTATCTGACGAAGCCCTCAAACAACTCAAAGAATTCTACGAAAAAAATGCCGAGAGAGCACGCATTTCAGAAGCGAGTGAAAAAGGAATTACGATCAATCCCTAATTGCTGGCACTTCACCAAGGAAGCTCTCAGTATACGGGGGCTTCCTGATATTATCGGCATCATCAACGGTCGCTTCTTTGCTTGGGAACTTAAACGCAGCAAGGAAGAGGCTTCTAAAAACACTGGCAGGATCGTGATGCAACGTCACATATTATCTAAGATCAGGCTGGTAGGGGGGATAGCTCGTATTGTCCACCCCGACAATCTACAAGAATGCCTAGAGGAACTTAAGGCTAGCTAGTTTTAAGGTTATTCGCTACAATTTTAGTAGGGGGTAGCACGGACGCTTAACCCTATTTAAGCTTCTCATCAATAGCGTCTAGGTTCTTTTCCCAATTAGCGCCACAGTCTTTATTAGCTCTACACTTCTTGATAATGAAAGCTTTGATGGTAGCCCACGAGGACGACGGCAACATAATCATCTTTGTACGTGCGTTGAACCAAGGCTCGCCTAGGGGGTTATTATTATTGTCGTTCACGTAGAACTCCGTATTTTCTACGGTGTAAATGCAGTAGCCCTTGTCGATATCTAACTGAATACAGGCAGGGACGTTAGGGATATTAGCGCAGCTTGATAAACTCACGAGCAGAATCAATAAGCAGCTTCTCAGTGCGAGCTTTAAGTTCTTCATCGTTACCCTCTTTAGCTTCTTGGTTTAACTCAACAGCTTCTAGGAACTTGCGTCCTTGAGCGTTTACTCTGAGATCAGTGTAGGCGAAGAAGATTCGCATCTCGGTTTTATAGACAATGAAATTAGCCACTCTATCCACGATGTACTCAGTTATTTTATAGAGAGGCTTGGATGATAGGAAGGGCATAAGAGAAACCGCCTTCGCCATTAAAGAAGTCTTTAGCAGCGTGAAGGCGGCTTGAGAAATAATCTTAGAGTATTTCTCGTAGCTCATTACATTGCCTTAAGGGCAACCTTGAGCATAGCGATAAGCTTATCATCAATTTCAGAAGGGATAGCGGCGGCTAGTTTATCGAGAAAATAATCAGACTCGAAAGTAAGAGTTATTCCTACGTCTACGCCTTTAGTATCAAGGTTCCCTGCAAGAACGATGTTACCTTTCTCAAAAGTGATTTCGACTTTAGCTTCTTTGCTGATTTGTTCAGTAATCATTTTACTCTCCTTGGAACCCTAGTTCCTTTAGTATCGGCTTAATGCCGTAAAAACATTCATACGCTTCAAGGAAAACCTGCCTACACTTTTCCTTCGTCTTATAATATCCCAGACTAATGTGTGTGCCACAAGCATTTAATCGGTCAGTTATAGGAAATTTTTCCACTACTCCCCCTGTGAGTTTTGTAGCCTAGATGCTCCCTTATCTCCGAGGCAAAGTGTCTTGAATTTTCCATAGGCGTACACCACTCAAGATTCTCAACTAAGTTATTATGCTTGTTACCATCCTTGTGGTTGACTTGTTCAAGGTTGGCTTCGTTAGGAAGGAAGGCTTTAGCTACCAGTCTATGGACAAGCGCCATTTCCTGTAGTCCATTTTTCTTTAACCCGACTATCTTATACTGTCGTTTATATCCGCCATTAGCCTGCTTAAGTATTACGCCTTTCAGCGACTGGGAACCACTTGCAGTGCTAGAGTTTTCAATGACTCTATCAACGCTGGCAACTTTACCGCATCTGCTTACTTTATAGTATCCCTCATACCCAGCGACTTCTCTCCACTCTTCTTGCATTACTCACCTTTAAAGTTAAGTTCCTTAAGTATTACAGCAACGCCTACACCAAGGGCAGCGTGCTTATCTGAAAACTTTCCGTCTGAAATAAAGTAACCTATTTTATATACACTGGAAAAAGCGTAAAGGTAAGGGGAGCCGCCAACTATAGCTTGTCTATTACGCATTGTGTAACCCATCCCATTATAGAGTTGACTAAAATGAAGTGTGTTTGCTACTGACCACTTGTCTGGGAAGCCTTTAATACTAAGCCCATCAACTACAGAGTCTTCCCATGTAGCGTAAGGCCCTCGACCTTTTGGAACCCAAGTAGTTCTCATACCTAGCGGTTGACCATTGAGGAAGTTCTTTTTGAAGTCGCCACCCGCTTCTCTAATATGGAGGGCGGCTATTAGTTGCCAAGGATAGCGGCGTCCTAATTTCTGGAACACTAGTTCACTACACTTTTGGTAGCGCTCGGCGTTTCTTTTAATAGTGTTAATAGTCCAAGCAATAGTCGAGGCTTGCTGAGTACCATTGACGCCTTTACGGAGAACAGGATATCTCATCGAGTTCCAATTATCAATATACTCTTGCCTGTATGCCAGTGGTGTCCATTCGGAAACTTCCGGCTTAGCTGGGTCTTTAACATCACGCTCGTGATCGTCACAAAGCTGATCGGCTAGACACGCATCGGGCTTAGGCGATGGTTGTTGTGGGATCGGTTGCGGTTTAAACGCTTCGACGATTGCTCGCCATATTTTTTTGAAAAAGTTCATATTATCCTCTATTTCAAATCCTTAATAAATTCCCAAATTGGACTAAGCCCTGCCCCTAATGAAGCGGCAATGGCTATCGTCTTAATCTTTATGCGCATGATAATGTCGTTCTGCTTACCTACCTCGACCTTAATCTTTTCGACCTCGGTGAGTAGGTGCTTGCGCCATTCCTTCTCATTTTCTAAAAGCCTGTCCATTTGCTTTTCATCGATCATAACCTTGCCCTTGCTTAAAAAATTTCCTTTACTCGATCAACCATGCTTTTGCCGTGAACAGCTTCTTTGAGCTTTTTTTGCCATTCTTCCTTGGGAAGATACTGGCCCTCTGGCGTTCTCACAGCTTGCTCAAGAAAATACCTCATGGCTTCATTTAGCTTTTCTTCGTGAAGTTTTTTCTGTCTCGATTCTTCTTGCGCTACAACTTCGCTTGCCATTCGAGCATCATAAAGAGATTGATCGAAAGCTAGCTTTTTGCCGTCGATTTTTTGTTCATAACCGACAATACCAAAACATTGAGACTGTTCGCCCTTTTCGATAAGTTCAAATCCATCTTCGCAGGAATAGGTGGTGTATCGAGTTTCCCCTGCGCCATCAGTATCTAAATCAATATAGGTATGAGCGATAGCTTCTTTAAATCCCTTGATTGGTTTTTCTGGGTCATCGACGTATCGATCAACGATGATTGAGTCTCGAATGTCTAAACCGTCATAGCAAAAGCAATCTTCTTTTTTGACGTTACGGCATCCGGCTATTGCGCCTTGTCCACTCTTAGCTTTCTCAAATTGTTCTTTGCTTATCCATTTTTTACAAGCGAAAGCCTCGACCGAAAAAAGCGATAAGAGCAATAAAATTCTAATCATATAAGTCTCCATTATTTTAAATACCTCATACAGAAGCGAGTGCCTGCACCAACCTTCCAAGTGTCTGTAGTCCCTTGCAAGATTCCAGTGCTTCTATCATAGCGGATAAATGCGAGCGCCGCAGAAGTTCCGCTTCCCGTAATTGAGTGAATTATCCATTGAGTTGTT